ATGAGCGAACTTAATACTATTGTTGGCCAACGAATAAAGCAGAAAAGAAAGCAACTAAAACTAACAGGAATTGAAATGGGACGACGCCTCGGTATTAGCCAGCAACATTATTCACGCTTAGAAAATGGGCATATAAAAATAACAGTAGATCAGCTGATTACCATTTCTTATATACTTGGTATATCACCACAAAGTTTATTACTTACCTCTGAAACAATGTCACCAATACTTAATGCATGGACAGAAAAAACATTATACTCGAGTGATGTCATTGTATTGAGAAATAAAAAAAGACGTCATCTTAAATAAGAAAATATAAAAAATTATAGTTTTATATTTAACTTAACTTTATAGAAAGAGAATATACACAACACATTGAAATTATTAAATTTATCCTTCTTTTAACAAGATAAATAAAATTATAACCTTAAGAGTAAGATTGTTTTTTATACTAATATTCCTATTAAAATAAGGATACGTTATTATAAAATCAATCGTTTGATTACTTAATTTATTTACAACACAAAAAACACAAATCATTAACAATGGTTTTTATTAATCTACTAATTCTTATTTACACCTATAAACACCAATATAAAAATACCATAGTATTTTTTATTAATTAACATTTAATATATGTAACATTAAAAAATTTATATATTATTTAATTTAAAATTGTAATGAATAAACCACTATTTTTTCTAGCTCTGATATAGTGGTAATTGGATAAAAATATTATTAATAATATTTTTGGATTATTTATAGAAATATAAATGAAAGAATTTAATAGCGAAATGCTTATTTGATAGAAACAAGATAATAGTCTATATAGCTTGATAAAATGTGCTCACTTAACAGAATATGTACGTAAAATTAATGACATTCTTAGTGATAACGACACAAATACGTCCCAATTAAGAAAAGTAGAGAATTTTAAATGAATGTAACCTATTGATTTTAAATGGTACGCCCTACAGGATTCGAACCTGTGACCTACGGCTTAGAAGAGCGTAGAATTATGCTTTAATATCAACTAAATACAGTCTCACCAAGCGTTCACACGTCCCACCTTACCTAAAGTTACTTGAAGTTGCCTTATGCTACTTCATGTTGCTTGTCCCAAATTCGTCCCATCAATTCCCCCACCCTGCTATACTCTCCAAAAACTAACCGGATCTGTTATGAATCTCGCAAACCTAACTCAAGAAGAAAAAGACAAGATTAATGTCGATTTAGCCGCAAGTGGTGTCGCGTACAAAAAATACTCGAAATTCCACTCAACCTGCACGGAACGGAAAGATAGCAGTTAGAGAATTTACGACAGAACACCAGATAAACTATAGCGCTATAAGGAGTTTAGGAAAATGTTTCCGCGAGTGGTTTGAGTATTAGAAGGGAGACTAAGTACTTACCAATCAGTACAAACAATCATTCCACGAATGAACAACTCATAATTATCGGTATTTTTCCCATCAACTACAGATATTGTTAACATTTTGTTTCTTGAATCACCTGCATACATAGTACTACCAATAAATGTTGGATGAGATGCAAGATCATAATCGGGTGATATTGGTCCACCAAAACCACTTCCCAATGAACCAGAAAACCTCAACTTAACACCGCTATGCATTCCTGACGTATCAAATGCGTCAAGATAATATGACACATACTTCTTGCAATCAATTGTTGTGGGGAGGATTGATTCAGAATCCTTAAATCCTATTCCGCAAAATGTATTTTCACCAATCACCCGAATTGCAGGGTAAGCCCCGCTCCACCCTGATTTTTGTATATTGTTTGGATCGACCACGATAAGTTTATCGATTATCGAGCTAACACCATAATTGTGATATCCTGGAGCGCCTCCAAATATATATACATCTGTATCAGGACTATTTCCTGTATATGGTTGTTTTGATAATTGATAACATGCATCCTGAAACTGAGGGCTTACATTCACGGCTGCATTTGGCGTACTTTCAAAAGGAAGATCCCAAATAAAACAACCATACTCACCGCCTCCTTTCTTTCCGAAAAACAGAGAGTTGGTAATCAACTGATCTCTATCTCTACTATACTGACCTGAAGAAGATACAAACATACCAACTACGGGTATTATTTTTGCACAGCGTGACATTGCAATAACACCACCTACATCAATCCGGTTTTTTTGTTCATCCCTTCTAACCCATGATGTAAAATCACCGTCTTCGTAATGCTGCGCATAAGAGTTAACAAAAAAAATATCGTAATTTTTTGACCAGTTTTCGTAAAAAGGAGAGTTAGCGCCTTCGACTAAATCAACACAGGTAAGAGCTTTATTAGTCAGGGCTCTCATCTCAGATATTTTTTTATCCTGATCAGAGACGCTAATTCTCCTGGTGGCAGGTTCATCAAACACACTATACCCAAACAGTGCATCATGTCCGTCGAATGCTTCAATAAACTCCTTTAGCGTCATGTTGGCATTACTGGCGTTTAATGCATCCTCAGTACCAAGCTGAACCTTAAGCCCTGCACTAAGACAATTATCAAGCAGTGTTTTCACATCACCGCCTGCGGCAGATTCATGTCCGGAAAATCCTGCATAACTGTGAACAACGGTAAAGCCAAGACTTTTTATCGCCAGCATGTCGCACAAGTCCCACGCTACAGACGAGTAAATCATTCTTATTGGAAAGTTAACATTAAGATGATCTGTTTTAGCTGGAATTTTTGACCTGATTTTTAATTTATCTGGCATATGTAATGCATTTATAAACCAATCACCTATCAACCGTTGGCCTTTAGATTTTAATTTTTTTGATACTTTATAGATACCACTTCCATAGACTGGTTTGCCAGTATCAAGAGCTGCCTGAATTGCACTTGTCCAGTCATCTCCCTCAGCTAAATCTGAGTAATCAGTTATTTTCACAAAATCAACCAGTCCATACAGATAATTTGTCTTTTCTGATAAATCGCTAAGCTCAGTTTGTACATTATTGCCACTTTCAGTGCCAACCAATGATGCCCCTGATGATGAAGATAGCTCCTGTCTTAGTTGATCAGGATCATACTTCAACACATTCGGATAATAGAATTGCTGTGCTCCGTAACTGTCATACACAGCCATGCTGTGACCTTCTACGGTCACGAATTTAGCAATCTGACCATTGTAAACAGGAAACCCAGCCTGATTGATAATCAAAGGCTGAGGAACTGGAATGCAAGAACCATCTTCATTTTCTAAATAAACCTGAATTTGGTTTTCTGGTAATGTTGGATCGGAATCTATCTTTCCGATGTAAATTTTACCGTTGCTGACAGCCTGAAATTTACGCGCTAACGTAAATAATTGATTGGGCATACTCACGACGACATTGTATAATTGCTTTGGCATAGTTAATAACCTTTAGGAAATAATATGGCGGTAAGAACACATGAAGTTCTAACCAGAGAAAGATTAATGGAAGTGCTTGATTACAATCCGGATACTGGGGTTTTTATTTGGAAACAAAAGTTAAGTAATAGAGGTGCTGTAGGTAAAAAAGCAGGAGCGATATCATACGGTTATAATGTAATCAACATCGATAAAGTACGTTATTTCGCTCACCGCTTAGCTTGGCTATATGTTCATGGTTGCTGGCCAGAAAAAGAAATTGACCACATCGATAGAAACAGATGCAACAATGCTATATCAAACCTTAGAGACGTAAGTAGAACTGTAAATGCGCTAAACAATGGATTGAGACACGATGGAACGTCTGGATTAAAGGGTGTCACTTGGTGTCAAGAAAGAAATAAATGGCAAGCGCAAATAAACCTTTCAGGTAAAAACCTAACTCTTGGGCGTTATGACTCTATTGATGAGGCCGCAATAGCTTATAAAGCTGCAAACATGGTTTCAGACTTCCTATTGAACAAATAATATTTGACATTGCTTTCTCCAAGCGTGAGTAGTCACGGTAATGGTATCACCGTGGTCTTATTGTGAATAAATACAGTAGGTTATATTATGTTTGTCCACCAAAAAATAGGGTGAGACAAATGGCAAGAGAAGATACGCAGTTCAATCTACGGCTTACTGCTGAAACAAAAGAGAAGCTAAAACAAAGAGCAAAGATGAATGGCAGGTCTTTGAACTCTGAGCTTGTTCACATAATTGATATCTATTTATCAACTCCTTCTTCGGTAGTTGGGTATAGAAGCGATGCTGAAAGACTAGCAGATCACCAAGCAGAAGGAGTTAAAAAGATGGTGTTCGATACATTAGTTAAACTATATAATGATAAAAAATAAACAGTGAGGATTTATTTTTCATGAGTAATGGAACTTCGGATAAAATTTATAGTGACCTAAAATTATTCTTAAAGAAATTTATTAAATTTGCACTTGTGCTTATTGTTATAATTATTGCCTCAGGTGTCTCATATTATTTATATGTCGAACATGAGAGAAATCAGAGAGAGTCTCAAGTAATTAATAAAGCACTACCTTTTACTCAATCACCAGCACCATGGGTGTTTGTTAGAGATGATTTTGGAACAAAAAAAATAATTAAGTTGTGGATGGTGGAAGATACTAATAACCATGCAATTGTTCAGGTTGATGGTAAGTATTCGGTATTTCGCACAAGAATAAATAGTTATAAAAATCTTGAGTTTTACCATGAGGCTGGAGATGCCTGTAAATTCGTTGATGTAAAAATAGAAAAAGGAAAAGGGATAACCTCCATATCATGTGACTTTAAAGATTATTATGGTGGACTTGTTAAGAGAAACTAACAATAAACAATTATGAGGTAATGGTGAAAAAATTAATTATCTTTTCATTCTTTCTGCTAACTGGATGCGCAAAAGTTAGTGATTATCAAGCAAAGTGTGAAATGCAAAGTGATAAGCTTTCTGTTGTTGCTGACTGTTTAAATAAATCAGTATTATCAGACTCAAGAATGAGCGATTCTCCACTAACAAAAATGTATGTTCTTGCAGCTAAATACCTTGGCGAAAAAGTTGATGCAGGGGAAATTAGCGATTCTCAAGCAAGATTAGAGTTGCAAAACTTTTATATGAAGCTACAAGCACAAGAAAATTACAATGCAATGGTTCAATCTCAAGCTATACAGCAAGGATTATTGAATTACCAAACTATGCAGACCATGCAAGCAATAGAAAATAAGGCTAATAGACCAGAGCCTTACTACCCACCAGTACAACAGCATGGAAACGTATCAACCAACTGCTATAAACTTGGCAATAACGTTCAATGTAATAGTTCATATTAAAGAAGGGCTATTGCCCTTCCTTTTATTTCCTAGCCTCAGATTGCGTTCCAGCACTTAAACTTTGTGAGATTGTAGAGACAGCTTTTTCAAACTTGCTTGTTCCCGCTGGCGTTCCTGCTAATCTCATCACCGCCTCTCTAACTGGTTTACTTTCATAAAGTCTAGCCAAAGCCGCATAGGTTCCCGATACTGCAACGGTCGTAGTTGGTGCATGTGCCGCGCTATATCCAAGCAATAATGGAACTACTTGCTGACCTGTTGGTGTTGTAACATTTGCCTTAGATGCGTGATTGGTTGCTTCTAAATACTTTTTTAGACCGTTAACATAAATAGCATCTTGCCCCCTAAATGCTATTCCTGTTTGGTTTGACATGGCGTTTAATTGCTTCAAGAACTGATCAGGAGAATCGCCAGCTTTCTCAATAGCCTTACCAATAATGGCATTCCTCATTTGAGCGCGCCCACGAGTGTCTAATGAGTTATATAAAACCCTAACTTCCGATCTATTTTTGCTAAATAAAATATTGTTAACCACCTCTGGCGTTAAATCACCTTTGGTTAAGATGTTCTTCAATCTAGTATTTAATATCTTATTTGCTTCATCTGCATAGATAGCATTGGCTTGGTTATATTTACGCAAAGCATCAGCACCTAAGTTTGTTGATATTGCATCACCAGCATCATCAGACATGGCTTTATAAACTCTATTTATCGCGGCATCAGAGCGATTAGGCATAGCCATTCTCTCACCCTTAACGTCTTGTCTAAATTGAGTTCTTAAGTCTCTTAGTTGAGAAATATCAACGTTACCAGATGCAAGCTCATTCCTATAAGACTGCAATTTTGAGATGGTTTGCGTATCAGCAACCTCACCGAGTTTAGACAATTTAGCTATCTCGCTATCAATCTGAGTTATTGCTCGGTTAGGAGTGATAGGCACACCAGATAGCGCATTCTGGATTGATTCCAGCCTTTCACCGGCCGCCTGTTTTATTGTTGATGTTTTTCGCTTTAAACTCTCAACAATTTGGCTAGGGTCATACTCACCAAATCTATCAGCAAAGTCACGAACAAGTTTACTCCTCGCCTCTTGTTGCTTTGATCGCATCCCAGACGTACCAACAAAAGGTATATTTTCCCCACCACTTTGAATCCATTTCCCCGGTTTCGTTTTTGGCGGTGCTACATCAGATGTATACAAAGGAACATTATTTTCTTTCGCAAAATTAGCTAAGTCTCTCGCTTCTTGCGTTGCCTTTTTTGTTATTAGGTTTTCTCCTAATTTGAACGCTCCGCCAATACCGGCCGACAACGCTGTCTGTATCGGATTAATATCACCACCGCCTGCCGCACTTACTGATGACTGCAAGGCCAAGTCTGTACCTGCTGATCTGGCTGTTGCACCTAACACTGTTGGCGCTCTAGCCGCCGGAGTGAATGCAACTGCGTTCGCGATAAATGGCATGACATCTTCAGATGATAGACCAGGCTTATTTAATGCGTAGCGACCAGACGGTAAATCAACCAGTAAATTTCCCTTTTCATCTTGAGATACTTGTCCACCCATATTGCTGATAACTTTTACAAAGTCGTTATCATTACCAAACATTTGTACCCAAGCCGCCTTCATTGCATCAGTATTAAATGCGTTCATTTCTGGCGAAGACATGATCCCTTCGAGTCCTTGAACTTCAGGAGTCATCTTGCTTTCACCAGTAAAGGCATCTATCACATTTTCACGGAAGCCTTTAGCATCCTCAGACGATTGCTGTAACCCTTGTGAAATGTTCTGGTTGGCTTGTTTCATGCCAGCAATATAGCTGCTTTCTGGCTGTGGTGGTTGCTCTGGCATATCGAATTGATCAAAGAAATTACTTTCTTGTGGGAGGTATTCTTCCGCTTGCTGATTATGCAAACTTTCAGCATAAGCCGTTGCATCTTCAGGAGTTGAGAACATGCCAAGGTGCTTTCCTGTTCTTAGGTAGTTATCAATGGCTTCATCATCAGACATGATCCTACCATCATCACTAACGGTTGGAATTAGCACCTCTCTTCCATCAAAATTTGCAGACATGCTTCTAACTGTACTTATACTTCCGTCTTGGTTCTTAACTACAGGGCGATTATGAATATCAATATTACCCTGTTCAATCATGCCATTAGGTAATGATTGCTCATCAAACTGATCAAAGAAATTCGCCATGTAATTATTCCTATGGGAGATATCCGTATTTAGCTCTGAATTGAGGTGCTAATGAAGGATTTTGCTTTAGTGCCTGAATTGCTGATTGTGGTGCTTGTTGCGCTGGTTGTGCTGACTGCTGGCTTAATGGTGCGCTTAAGTTGGCATTTTTCCCAGAGTTGAAGTCCTTGTTGTATTGCTCGATTGCCTTTAAAGTCTCACGTATGGCTCTTGGGCTGGAGAAGTCAGGCTGTGGCAATCCTTTCTTGTATATCTCCAATTCAGCTACAGTATTAATGCCACTAGCACCCATTGCTTTCGCTTTTTCAATACTCATATTTTGCATGTTGCCTAAAACCCTTTCGGCTGCATTATATAAGTCTCTTGTCTCATCATCGTTTAATTTAGTTCTATAGTCTGATGTGATAGGAAGCTTGCCAGCCCCGCCAGTAATACCCGTGATTGAAGACAAGGTTTTATCATCCGCATTAAGCAACTTCTTCATATCAGAACTCATCATATTGGTTGTAGCCATTCCTTCAGGCTGAGAAATGCTTGATAATGCTTTTACTGGAATAGTTACCACATTGCCATTCGCATCAAAACCTTTGTAATATTTGGAATCACCCGCGCCTTGTGCGTTAGGATCTATCATCACAGTCTGCCCGTTAGACAGTTGAGCTTGCTGCATTTCAGTTCCAGATTTACCCTTTAGCGCCAAGAACTGTTTACGTTGCTCAGGTGAAAGTGTCATCATGTACTCATACTCCTGAACTGCCGCCGGCTTACTTCCTGATGAGTTAGCGGATCGCATAGAGTTTTGAGCGGATATGTTCTGTCCACGAACCTGTATCTGATGACCCTCTCTTGTTAGTGCTTCGCCAGCCTGATTGCTTCTGATTTGCTCATCTAAACGACCTTGGTCAATCTGTCTGCCAAGCTGTTTATCTTGTAGGTTAAAGTAATCATCAATACCAAGTGATGACATGCCAATGTGATCAGCTAATTGAACAGCCGCTTTAGGGTCTTTTTCTGCAATAGAAACTGCTTCCATCGGATTAATGCCAAGGCGACGAAATGTATCTGCATTCTGTCTAACGTAATCAGTGGCATTACCATTCATTACCGCATTGCGATAGCCAGATGATAAGTTACCCAAAGATTCGCGAACATCAGCGGAAACACCTTGCATACCGCCAGTGATAGCTTGAGCGTATTCAGGATAAGTAGCTAGTAACTGCCTCATACCATCGCGATCACTATTTGCGTATGCCTCACCCCATGCTTTTTGGAATTCACCTAGCCTCTCCTGCGCTTGGTATTCTCCGATGGTGTCTTTAATCCCCTTCAGACCTTGCAAGCCTTGCAATAGAATATTGTTACCACCAGAGCGGGCTATCTCATTACTTCTATTGATAGAATCAACTACGAAGTTTGCGTCACTTGCTTGCGGTGCGTTTGAATTATTTAAGCCAATAGAACCTAAAAAACCAGCTCCATTACTAGGCTGCCAAGTTGCCATTAGAATAATCCTCCAAGCAATCCAAGTCCGCCACCAATTGCAGCGCCCCATGGGCCACCAATAGATGCTCCAGCCATTGCACCACCTAAGCCACCTGTAATTCCTTGCTGAAATTGTGACGGTCGATTAGCCATAGCTGCTTGAGCATTTGCATTTTGTTGTAGCAATTGCCCCATATTGTTTGCGTAGTTTTGACCAGCACTAGCCTGACCTTGCAAAGCACCGAGACCAACGTTTGCTAAGTTCTGGTAGTTATTCATTTGGTCAGCCAGCCAACCTTGACCAAGCGTAGGAGCGATAGATGCAAGTTGATTGCTTGTTGCTGTTGATCCCAATCCGCCAGAGGCTTCTGCGCCTTGTAATTGCTGATATCTTGCTTGCCCTGATAAATCGTTAAATGCTTGAGAGTTGTAGTATTGGTTTAATGCTTGACCTTGACCTTCTAAAGAAGATAGGTTTTGCAATTGACCAATATACTGTTGAGCGAGTGGAGTAAATGGTGCAAGGTTTTGCATGTTCGTCTGCCACATTTCACGCTGTAACGCCGTGGCTTCACGAGTCGCATCAGCTTGAGCACCTGCGCCACCATCACCGCCACCTTTCATATATCCATGCATTGGTAGCAGTGAGTTTCTGAATTTCTCTGAAATAATCAGCATTTTAATAACTCCTCGTACTGTTCGCGTTTGAGTTGATAGATGGTGACACCTACTGGTCTGCCATTACTCATATATGCATCATCTAAATGACCGACACGTGTAGCACCAAGCATTTTCACAATAACGCGACCGTATTTTGTGGTATCGGGAACCATAGTTACTGAGTTAGTGAATTGACTGTTATCCAGTAACCATTTGCAGAATAATTTGTGTGCATCAAAGGCGTATTTACCACGGAATCCAACATCAAAGATGGCGTGACACTCAACAACTGTATGCCAAAAATTACGCACCTCGAAAACACCAACCAATAGAACTCCTTCATAAATACCTAAGTAAAGCGCATCGGGTTTAATGAAATACTGATCATTGCTATCAACGATATTTCCCGTGTTCGACTGATCATTTAAAAACTCAGATAGCCGAATAGGGTTATCAATAATTTTAATTTCCATTAGTCTATTAATCCGTGTGAGCGAAGTGCATCTTCTAGCGCCTTGATTCTCTGTCTAGCCTCAATTAACCCATTTGCTAGGGTTTGTATTTCTGATCGAGTGTAATCAGCACTGAATGAGTAGGACTGGTTAGCATTAAACGATCCCTTAAGTGCTGTACCCGTTGCTGATGTAAAGCCAGTAACACGAGTGCCAACAACTTTAGTTCCGTTTACTGAGTAGGAAGTTGAAACATCAATGGGTGATAAAAGCTTCTGTTTTTCTGTTTTACTGAGAGAAACGTAATCAACTTTGATTTCAGATATTTGACCATCGAGGTCTTGTATCTTTATTTTCAGACCATCAACGTCTTGCTCAACGTTAAGGACCCTTACCTCTAACTTAGATAAATCCTCTTCCGTTTTTGTGATGCGGGATTCATGATTTGCTAGCTGAATACCATGCTCAACAATTGTTTGTTCGGCTTCACCAAGTCTTTCCTCATGATCTTCAAGAACAACATCTTGCTCATCATTCCTCTTTTGAGCATCAAAAGCCTCAGCGCCAGCCTCATTTGCACGACCAGCCACCTTTGCCATATCATCGGCACCATTCAACACTATGCGTCGATATGTTTCACTGAAATTAGTAGGTAGGATATCTGGAACAATGTAAGCGGATTGAATTTCTATGGGTTTAGAAAGGTCTTCATTTGCCATTATTCAACCCTCATAGATAGATCGCTCAGTGTTACAGGAGACTTAGTAATAACACGAACCTTAAACCCTATATTCTTTCTCACTCTTCCTACTCGTCGCCATAACACACGGCGGTCATATTGGAATGGTGAGTTTTGTTCAATCATTTTCTCTGCCCCAAAGTTAATGCCATCAGTCGTTGCGGAGAGAAATAACTTATCAGCAACCTGAGCAACGCCTGTTGATGCCTCAAGCTCTAAATCGAACACCCTTGCATTATCGGCTTTAGCCATAGGCGTGTATAGAATATGCTCTACCTGCTTGTCATACTGAGATGATTTATTGAAAGCAAGATTACCAACAATCCCCTCGGCTTTATCCGCAACAGTGATTTGATTACCTTCATACATAAAATCAATTGCACGATAGGTTTCGTCATACAGTCCAGACTTTAGAATGCACCACTGTGGATATTGCTGGCTTCCCGCTGCGTCAAAGCAAAGTGTATGGCGCTGTAAGTGAACAATGAGTAACTCATGACCATCAAAGCGAATAGTCTCAAGAACCGTCCGTGACAACTCGTTAGATGTGTAACCACGAATGATTTTATCAATGCTTGCAGTAGATATTTGACTAGCAGAACCAGAACCAAGGATATAGACAGATGGTGCGCCGTTTGCTGGGTTGCTGATGAATGCAAATGATTCCCCGAACTTACACTTAGCATCACGACCAGCAATACCCATCTGAACCATATAAGATGGCTGTGGCGCATATATTACTTGTGACGCACTCGTTGATCCGGTAATGGTAAAGTATTCAATGGTTGATGAACCAAAGCAGAGCACCATATCGCGCCAAGAATCAATAGCAATGATGCCGTCAGGTTGAGACTCGGCAGTGTAGAATGGACGATAGCGATCAGGCTTTGACTCATCTTCTAAATCAGTAACACCAAACCTTTCACCGCCTTTCTGCAGCCAGATGTAGCGACCTCGGTTACGAGCAACATCGACAACATCACCTAATTCGTATTGAGGGTATTTTTCAACTACCTCTAACACTTCTTGCGTCATTACAAATTCAGTAACGTCTTTGGCTGTTTGTTCGCTAGATTTAGCAAGGTTCATTTTATACGTGACTGTAATTTTACCGCCTGCACGCTTAATGCCTTCGACTAGAACGTCGGTAAGATAAGGTTTCTCGTCATCTTCCTGCTGAGATAATTTAACTCCCACCATCTGCTCAGTAATAAGCATCTCATTACCGGTTTTACCATCAGAAGTTTTAGGCGTGATTTTTAACGTTAAGAACCCATCCAGATCATCCTTTGTGAGTGGAACGAAATCATCATTTCCTTCTTTGTGAGTCCATTTTTTAACGTCGCGTTTATAGCCTTCGGTAATTACCTTTTCCTCAGGCCAGTTAGATAACTCTTTAATCTCACCGTCATAGCGATAGAGTTTTAACTTACCGCCTGACGCCACTGCTTGACTGTAACCAGAGTGCGCCATAGTAACCCTATCTTTACCTTGAATGTCAGCAATGGCATTCTTCCCACGATAAAGCTTGTTGCCACACACACGATAAACAGTGTTGTTTTTCGTGTTGTACTGGACACCACGAGATACACCATCAACGCTATGACGTTTTTCTAATGCAGGAAATGAGCGCAAGTAACCGGACGCATTCAATACTTCTTTCGGTGTAGCCAACATATTAACCGGAAGACCGTCAATGTAATCTGCTGTGTGCGGGTCTTTTCGCAAACCTCTAGCAAGAGGTATCTGGATCCTTGGCATTTGGTTTTCTCCTGTGGAAGTATCGCTGACCAGTCATCGTTAATAATCGATTACCTGAGCCAATAGGGAAACCATCTGGATGATGAGATCTGGCATTTTTAGCTCTCTTTAAAGCACAACTTCGCATGAGTCTTTCTTTGCCATATCTAGCAGTGGCAATAACCTTATCAAGTGGGGCAATTTGATAGTCGGGAGCAATACGAGTGGCTAAGTTATAGATAACCGCATTGATGGCTTGCTTATGCAGACCATGCTCATCACCTTGGTCAATAGGTGTATCTTCATCAGCGAACTTATAACCTGTGTGAATTCCTGCACCATCTTCAAACCATTCGTACATCATTGACTCTAAATCAACCACGCCATCTTCTAATGACTGAGGCTCGATATCGGTTAATGTAGCATCGGAAGCAACACCTAGTTTACGTAATGCCGCTACGACTAACTCACCCTTCGTTGTGATCTGCATCTTTTACCGCCTTTTTCTTGGTAGCGGGTTTCTTTGCTGGCTCTGGCTCTGGCTCTGGCTCTGGCTCTGGCTCTGGCTCTGGCTCTGGCTCTGGCAGAGTTTGAGCATCTTCCGGGTGCATATACCAGCCAGCATCGAGATAATTTTCAATCTCATCATCTTCAACCGTGATGATTTGCAGTTTCATGCCCCATATTTTTACATTGCCATTGGCTTTATAAAGCATCGTGCTCATTCAAGCCCCCCCACTAAATCATAAGTTGAATTGAAAATCCCCGGCTTGCACGGATAATGTTCACCAGCAACTCCACGAATAAGGAAATCTCCTTTACTCGCCACATGCTGACCTTCAAGAGTTAAAACTGTTATCTCACTTTTCCCGTCAGGTCGGCGCTCTGTATTTATCCCGCCATAGGAATCACCAAGAAATGAAATGCAATCTTGTAAATTTTTACCATTCCATTCAATGGCATCAATGATAACTGGCTTCTTACGATACTTAGCCATTTAGTACCTCCAATAAAAAAGGGAGCCGAAGCTCCCGAATAACAACGAGGGTTTATTTTTGACCAGTAAGACCAACACCAACCGCTTCAGGTCGCTTAGTGCAAGCTGAGTACCAAACAGCAATACGGCACTTACCCTCTAATGTTGAGATATCACCCTGATATGCAACAACGCCATTTAGCCCGACAGATGGGATGCTGAATGACTCAGTTTTCATTCCACTGAACAGCGAATGATTGAGAGGGATCGGCTGTGACAGCAGAGTGATTGAATCATCAGCCCAGAAGATATTAGTCTTGGCAGTTTTCACGTTAATGACACTGATTGCAGCACCTGCCGCCAGTGAGGTGTTAACGTTGGCATATGCACGCTCTTCAGGTTTTAGATCCACATCATCCAGAGCGATAGGTTTCGGCATGATAGTGATGTTGTTACCCTCAACACCAACAACCGCAAACGTTGCGTCCTGAGTGAGTAAATCTTTTGCCATCTGTGAGATAAACTTAACACCGGCAAAGCTGATCTTGTCGCCGCGCTTAAATGCAGAACCATCGCTAACTTTAACTACTGCTGTGCGGTTATCAACGTTCTCGCGGTTACCATCAACATCTTCCTTCCATGCTTCAGGTTTAAACTTCTGCGCGCCATCAACAGTAACACCTGTCGCAGTAGCTGCTTTTAGCGTTGGAAGTTTAGGTGAGCGAAGAACATCTTCAAAACCTGCAACTTGCTTTTGAATGGTTCCTGATTTGTACGCTTCCTCTTGAATTCGTCCATATAAATCTTTACCAACCAAGTTATAACCAGCTTTTAGGTAATCGTCAGGGTTAAAGAAGTAACTCAACCCTTCATTGCGGTTTAACTCACGAGAGAAGATAAGAGATTCGGCCAGAGATACAAAACCCCAAGAATCTGCGCCATTTGACAGATCACCTGCATCAGCAATAACTAAAGATGCCGTGTCTGCTGCTTGCTTAGCAATTGAAGTCTCAACGTTATTAGCCAGCTTTAACCCAGATGCACGAATGCGACGACGCAATGAGGTTTCATCGCGCACATCATCGGCACGCAAACCAAAGAAATCATTATCAGGAACGCCCATGTTACATTTAACAGAAAGCTCCAAGATACTTGTTTCTTTTTTGGTTAAATCCCAGCCCGGCTGTGTTGGAGCTTCTTGCTCTACTGGCATCCAGAATGTATTTTGAGAGCGTTGCATTTCACCAGCTGGAGGCGTGTATTTACCTACACGCTGAGCCATCGGGCAGTTATTTTCGATAGTGTTTACTACTTCATCTACCATATAGGTGATGATTTGACCTTCATTTAAAGCCATTATTTTATTCCTTGTAATTTAGCCTTGATAGCGCGGTACTTTTGTACATCACCTTTACTTGCTGCATCATCCATTTGCTTTTGTAATGCCGCGACATTTGCCGCTGTAACATCACCACTAATAGGTTCGTCAGCAGGAGGTGCAGATGAACGTTGTGAACCACGAGGCTTAAGAGTTAAACGATCAGCTAATCGAGTTAGCTCAATAGTTGTTTGGACTGGGTTTTTGCTAAATAAATCTTTGGCTTTTTCTGGGTTTGAGCCCAAGTAATAAATGATTGCGGCTGATTTATCTGGGAAGTTTTGAGCAATTGCTTCATAGACACCTTGAGGTAATACTTGCAATGCAGAATCTTCTTTTTCCTGATAATCAGGCAGGTTTAGCTTCTCAGCCGCATCATAGTGCGCCTTGATTGCACTAGCTACTTGTTGACCTTGCTGTGTATATTCCTGAGTTTTACGCCCCTGATCAGCCACCGCTTTACTTCTTGCATCCAAAGCTTTGTTTTGCCACTGCAATAAATCAGCTTGGAATGCTGCGTTTGCTTTGTGTGTGTCGTAGTCATATTTTCCTAATGCCTCATCAGACAAGTAATCATCTAATTTTGGCATTGCAGGAAGTTCAGGTTTTACACGCAAGTGTTCTGGAAGCTCGCCGTTTTCAATAGCTTTAACCTGCTGTTCGATTTCTTTCTGGCGTTTGCGAGCGATACGCTTTGCCGCTTGAACAGCGTTGTTATTAGGCTTGCCTTCCTGTGTGCTCTCATCGTCTTTCAGTACAATATCGAAGCCTTCTTCTTGTCCTGCGTTACCGTTGGCATTATCGATAACTGAGCCATCTGCGGATGCCGCCGCCTGATCGCCAGACAGGATTAACTCTTCAGATTTATTCTGAATTTCGGTGGTTGTGCTCATGATATTTAACTCTCTTACATGGTTTGAGGATTTTTCTCGACGTTATTGTCGGTAGGAATATTTTGTTGTTGCTGTTGTGCAACCTCGTTCAGAAGTTTAATTGCTTGCATCACTGCGCCTTGCTTCAAGTCCTCAGCCTTAGCTAAGGTCAAAGTAGTATTAGCCTGTGATTCAAGTGCATTATTCTGAGCGGTAAATGCTTTGATTTGTGTTTCAGCCATGCGATTTTGTGCGTTAACCAGTTCGGCTTCCGCTTTCTTCTGCTCGGCTTGTGCTGCCACCATCATTGGATCTTGATTGCTTTGTGCTGCTTGTTGAGCTTCCATCAACCATTGTTGCTCTTCCTCGGTCTCTGGTTTCTTCAAGCCATTAACAATCAATTCCTTGTTGGCGTAATCTCTGATGTATTCAACGCCCTTGCCTTCCATCATATTTGCATATGTCAGCATCATGACATTCCACATTGGATGCTCTACTGGAACCTTGGTGATAAGCTCGCCTATCTCAGCTCTAGCAGCATCTTTTTGCGATTGGAAAGATGGGCCTACATCAGTAAATGTTTCGTACTTACCTCGGATATCATTGCAAACAATCATTTCGCCTTTGCGGAAGTCTAACTCTTCCTGCATTAGCTCAATCTGATTCTCACCTCCATCTTCAGCAGTTGTTGTTACTGTTCGATTGGTGTCGTATATCTCAGCCGCAATTGATGCGTAAATTTCACCATCACGGCGCATTGCGATAGCTAAGTTATCCTGAAACACATACGTTTCTAGATCGATGCGACTATTGAGTTGATTAACGGTATCGAACGCTACTTGTCCATTAGCTGCCTCAGTATCAACGCCGACACGAGCAGTTGATTTGGCGGCTTCCGTTGCCACTTCTAGAAGCAATGCGTCTGCTTGTGAAACTTCGGCATTTTCCATGTATGCGACAGGGGAAGGAGGTAGGTCATTATTATTTTCATCAGTACGGTTGAGTAGATAGTAAGGGTAATCGTCCTCACCGCTAAACATATGTTCATACCCTGCTATCTGCTCAGGGTAGAAGAATGGCTTTTTCTTTGGTGATTTAGCGGCAGTATCAGCAGCTTTCGACAAGATAAAATTACGTAGTCTTTGAGCGTCTTTAGATAACCTGACAACCCCCTCATAAAGTTCGTTATCATCAAAGAATGACCACTCACCATACACGGGAACAATTGGAATATGCTCGCCAGCTATCGGCATTCTATCTTTCAGAATACCTGTGCTAGTGATGATTGACTTATAGACTCTGCGCTTTTTAACCCTACGCTCACCTACTTTTTCATAACCAGCATCAGCCAGTTCATCAATCTTTTCTTTCGCTTCTTTTGCTGAATAAGTTTGAAGGTCATTAGTTAGCGGGTCACGATAGACAAATACTAATTCTTTCTTTTCCTCAACTTCGTAATACTCAGCAACATGAATCTCCTTTCCATTCGACCAAGTGAATAGTAAGTCATTGTTCGGTGATTGGAATGATGGTTGAATGCTAGGGTCTAACCCGTACTTTTCAGCGAACTCCTCCCATCCATCAATGTTCATCGCGTGAATTATCGTGCAATTCTTAGCGTCAGACTTATCCATTGCCTTGGCGTTGCAATCCCAGATAACGTGAGTGCAAGACTCATGCATTGGAACGCGTCGGATAATCTGATTATTACTGGTTGGATTATCGTCCTCATATTCAGTAGTTAGCCTCCAAGTGCCGTAACCACACTCGATTTGCTCTCTTACTGCCACGTTAACAGCAATCTTTGAGCTATTGTTACGCATGTCAGTTCGATACATGCCCATGAGAATATCAGCGGCATCGGCTGGCGCGTTATCCTTCGGTCGATACTGAACCTCAATAGGGTTTTTACGCATCTCAGCAACGAGCTTACGAACCATTGGGCGTACTACGTCAAACTGACCTCGATATTGCAATGTGACATAGTTTTCCAGCCAGTCGTCCCACTGACTAACGCGACTAAAGAATAAATCGTTTCTCGCCTCCGTTCTGGCATTTTCAGATGCAGAGTAATCGAGGTCGATTTTGCGAAGTATTTTCTCAAGCCGCTCATTTCTATCGACCATCTCTATCTCCTAATAGGTCTAATTGGGGCGGGAATTCTCTTTTCTTTAGGCTTTTTGATATCACGCAACTGCTTAGCGAAGCGCCTCATCATGTAGGCATAGCGAACAGCATCAAGCACATCATCGTTTGTTTTGACTATCTTCCCGTTTTCGTCACGGTGATATAGTCTGAACTCTTCAAAGAATGGCTCACAGGTATTAAATACTCTAAATCTGTTATCAAGCATCAGATCACGTAATTCATTAATACCGGACTCTACTGAGTTGCCACCCTCTGCAAATGTTGCGTGCTCCTTCAGCATTAAGAAGCCAGCATCCGCATACTGAGTTTTTAGCTGCTCACCACCGCCTTTCTCGTGCTGATGACCATCATGAGGCCATGCTACAGGAACTTTACTAGCCCATGACTTAACAGCGCCCCACGCTTGAACTGCTGTGTTTTCCGATTTCTTCCACACTCTAGCGAGATAAAAGACATCCTCATCTTTATCCCACCACAACTGGATATGAGCCTGTGGGTGATTCCAGCCGAAATCCTGACCATCGATAAGGTAAAAATGATCAGGGCATTCGAAAGGCTGGCACTTAATAGACTCTTCGGGTATTTGGTAAATTCGACCGCTACCCATTGTTGGAATACCACGAGCACGAGCCTCTCTTTCATGTTCAGGATATGAAGCAACAATCCGTTCTTTCTCTTCCTCGGTGTAGTGATCAGCATCATAGATAGTCATGTTGACTACTTTCTGGGCTTTAGATGGATTCTTGAGAAACTTCTCCACTACAGTGGACATCCCCATTAACGGGGTGAATGTTAGGATTGAAAACTGACCGTATTTGTTTGTGCGGGTGAGCCCTTCTGCGTAAATGGAATATGGTGGCTCCTCATCGAACCACACACCATGTATTGTGTCACCCTGCCATCTAGCGCGCCCTTGCGAGTAAGGTTTGAAGTAGCAGATTGACATCCCATCTTCCACGCCTTCAGCATTTCGGTGTCGGATAAGTATGTGATCTACAAGATTTGGGTAAAATGGTGATTTCTTCCAGCTAATAACATCCTCTTTTGGAATTGAACCGTAACCTATCTCACCAGTTTCCTCCACACGGCCACACAAGATACGCTGAGTTGTTTTGGTTACTGTTTCGTTGGTTTCACCGCCAACCCACCATACGTTAGGATCAAGAAACCGCTTACCTTTCCACTCTCCTTTCCAAGCACCATCTTCAGGGTAACCTTTAGTGCCTGGATATCTTCCGGTTAAGTGAAATGCAACCTCGGCACCACCTGTATATGACTTACCCAATTGGTTACCAGCCATAAAGCAACGCTCGAAATAATTACCACCTGCCTCAATAAATTCTCTTTGCTTGTCATAGGGAGAGTATTCAAATAAGCGGTGCGTTTTCCTGTACTCTTCCTCTTCTTCCAATAACTCAAGCAATTCGTATTGTTCGTCGTCGCTCAGGTTATCAAGTATCTGATCCAGATTTTCCACGGTTGAATAACTCCTTAATTCGAGAGCGTCGCTTGTCACGGTCTCCCTTATCTGGAGTTACATCCTCGACCTCTTGTCTGTCTTTGAGACCTAAATCACGAGCAATAATATTTGCATTCAGCAAGTCAGCGGCTGCGCCTGAGAATTTCTGATCGTAGATAACTTTCTCAGCTCGCGTAGTGACCTCGATAAAATCTTCTCTGGCTCGATACAGTCGCCATGTGTCCTCATGTATATCCAAGAACAAACAAAGCCCTGATAACGTCATAGCTCGCATTTTAGGCAATGTTTCTTTAGTCACTGCCCCTTGGAATGCAAACGCCTTAGTTTCATACAGTGGATTATCTTCAACCCACTCGAAGTATTCACAACAAGCGTTCCATAAATCATCAGGAGACTCGAATATGGGTTTTCTTCCGTGACTACTTCTAGCCTCCCAGAATCTATTTCCTTTTGGTGCGGCCATATATCCACCTAATCATTAGCACTAATTTTGTAATAAAACTTATTTATCTCATTACTAATCCAACCAGTTAGATACGCCAACGCCTCATGATTTTCATAGTCTACTTTAATACCAACTATTTCTAACACCTTCCATGCGGCATGCACTGACTCATGAGATATAGTGTCGGCATTAAAGCAATCGACATCTTTAAAGCTAATGAGGATTATCATCTCGCCAGTTTTTGTATTTTCAATCTGAACAACCTGCCCCATATTTGATGGGGTATGTATGCCCGAACCATAGATACTGCCTGCAACATCCTCAGTAGCGCAGATATGAATATTAAGTCCGTATATGGGGACTTTTACTTTTTTATGTAATTTCATATATCCCCCTTTAATCAATTATCCAGCCCACTCGTAAATGAGCTGTGTAATTAACTACTTTTCGAATAAATCTAATGCTTGTTGAGCATCACGCGCCGCTTTCTGTGCTCGCGCTACAAACTGAGCTTCTGTCTGGCATGTTTTGTATGCGTCTTTGAATAACTCAAACTTGAGCGCATCGTCTTTTACGAACTCGATAGCAGCTTGAGCCGCTGCGGTATCATTGCCAACTAACCGTAATAGCTCTAAGCGCATTTGATTCTGTGCTGTAATTTCTGTCATTTGATGTTCCTGTGTGAAGTTAATCGCAACCATCATCACGTATCACTACGTTACTTTGATCGCTTCTAGTCTGTTCCTAGCAGTCAAGATATGATCACTCTCCTTAATGGATAAACGATTTATCTAATTGCTGATATATATATTTACTTAAGCTATACTAAGTAGCTATCGCTATACTTTAATTGATATCTTGTTAGTATTGCCCAGCCTCCCATGCTGGGCTTTTTTTATTCTTTGGGAATGCTTTTATCCAATTCTTCACGGAATTGAGTTGGGTTATCGAAACCTTGTACTGCCATGATATTTCTCCATAAAAAAGCCCCTAATTACTTAGAGGCTCGTCTCTGTTCAATTTCCCGTATTGCTTTCTTATCTGAATTACATTGCTCAATAACCGATAACAGGGAGATGTTTAACATTAACGATTCTCCCCATGTCATTTGCTCGGGTATATAGGGCAATAGACAATCAGCGGTTAGGTGTGCTGGTATCGCTATGTGCTCCACTGGCACGTATTCTTTCTGAATAGTCGTGCATCCTGATAAGAGCGTCATTAGGAATAGCAGTATTGGCGCAATCACTATTGACAATAACAGTTTTGATAACCGTTTTAACTTTTTCAGAATCCACGGCTGACCTACTCCGCTCTGCGCTATTAAGTGATGAGACATTATTTATAATCCTGAATGTACGGTTGGCGTTTTCTGTGATTGATTGCTGGCGAGATAACTGATTGGTTGCTGTGTTGTAATCTTTGCTCAGTTTGTCGTAGTCATCTATTACCCACCATAGCCAGAATGCAGATATTGCCAGTAGTCCAGCTAATACCTTAGTTAGCGTGTTCATGCTGGATATGTCTTATGAGTTAATTGGAAGTGAGGGCCATCTTTAAATGTTTTCCAGTTACCGCCCCATTCGATATCAACACCGAATTCTTTCGCCGCCTTCATCATGGCATCAGCTACTTTTTTAAAGTATGACCAATCGTTCCATGGGATCTGATTATTTACCAGAGGAGCGCAATCAACAGCGTGGCCAGTTAAGTGACGACTGTTCATCGTTTGGCTTTTTCCACTTGCAACTAATTGTCGTTGACGGGCTTCATTGCGCTTACCTTCAATTACCATAAAATCAATATCGGTAATTTCTAATGCTCGATGTACTACCTTAACCAAATCAGGATGAACGCCACGGAGGTTTTCTTCGCTACGTTTGCTTAATCTAAACTTACTCACTTTTCACCCCCACTTTATTTTTAATCATATTGCTTGCCTTCTCTACACCCCAATACCCAATCATCACACTGGTGAAGTAAGCTAAGTCTGGGTTCATACCAAGAAGAGAGAGTAGGTCTTTAGCGAACCAACCTAAGAAGGCGCATAAGAATCCATCTAAAAGCGTCTTCTTCCACCCACCTCCGTTATACATCCCTCTCAATATCGCGACAGTTCCAGCCAAACCAGCAAACATTCCTTGCTCTTTATATTGAGACAGATAACTAAATACCTGATCCCAAAATTCAGGGGTTTCTTTCATATGACTCATACTCACCCCCTATTGGAGGAATTAGTTAATAGAACGCCGACTCACAGCTCTTGTGTGAATGTGAGGTGTTGTGATTGATTCTGTGGTCGGCATATTTGGTGCACCTAGAACGGATTCGAACCGATAACCCATCGATTATTAGTCGAGTGCTCTACCATTGAGCTACTGGTGCATATACGAAAAAAGACCGCCTAAGCGATCTTCTGAATGAGTTGTTCGGAATAACCGAACATGTGAAATAGCGTTATCGGAATTCCGGCATCGGAACAATATCAATAACTTAAACTATGCTACCCTCATCAATGAAGGTAACACCCTCGAATTCGGGGGAATTAAATAAAGTGGATGTAGGTGCCAATCTCCCACAGTCTCGGTATTCGATGCGCTCCACCGCATTCCCAAGTTTCCTATTTCCGAGCGTCAGGCTATTACTGGTGCTAACTGGCTTTAGCATTATCCACCAATCAGATAACAAAAAACCCCGCCGAAGCGAGGTCTTGAATGAGGTAAGTAAACTTAAGAGTCACGTAAAGCAACTTACCCTATAATTATTGTCCATTTGTCCATTAATGTCAATAGCAAAGTTCAGCTATTTTCTTTACTTTATCTACACGTTTGCGATTATTCATTGCATTTCGCAGAGGTTCGTACAATAACCACTGAGCGGCTTTGAGTTTTTCGTCAATTTCTCTCCTGCAAGTTCTATGAGATGGCTTGCCGTATTTATTCCCTCCTCTCGTTTGCATTTTGCGTGGTTTTGCAACTCGGTGATAGTAAGATGCAATCGAAAGCTTAGACGAACCGTGAGCGTAATAACTAAGTAATATTCCATAAGCTTGTGTGTCAGTGGCGATGACTGAATCTACGACCTGAGAAATCAACATTCCTTCATCGTCATTGCACATAGGTCTTGATGGGGTTGCATTCGGCTCGACCGTTTTCATAAACTTATAAATCATGTTGATCATGCGAATATCGATGCGACCAGAATATACCCACGCCCCCCACAGATTTAACCAACCATCAAGCCAGCGAAATTGCTCATCCGTTAATTCTTTTTCTCCGATATAGCTCATCTCACCTCCGGTAATACTGTGTGATAATCATCATTCGCAGTTGTATATAAAACCCTGACACCATCCATCAGCCCGCATAATACTTCCATGCATTCAGCAATCTGGATTACACAGAAGTTAACCCGACCACCAGATTGAGATTTTAAATATCTTGCTTCTTCAATAGCTGCGATTAAGTCAGTGAACATCATCTATCTCCCATATCGTGATATCTAATGAGCCATGAGTAACCTTTTCACCTCGACGGATCCGCATATCATCAATTTGGCTATCATCTACCCAAAATTCGGCATGAGTTAACGAATCGAAAACTGCTTTAGGCAAGTTATCGAGGTCTCTTTGTCGTTTATCTGGAGGGTTTGCTGTGATGACTATTTTGATGCGGGAAGTGGTTTTGACGTCTAGGTTATGTTGCTTGATGTAATCTGTTACTTGCTTTCGGTAGCTGGTGCCTTTGGATGAGATATAATGCCGTCCTCTACAGTGTCGCCAATACGTATTATTGCTAGGTGGCCACGGTAATTTTAAGTGATACTCGTTCATACCTTAATCTTACCCTCCTTGATGAGAATGTCCTGAGTACGAATAACACCTTCTAAATGACATTGCTTTGCGTATTCAGCATCAACATAGTGAGTGCGTCTATCAGATTCATCATGACAAGCACTACATGCCCAAGCACCAAAAATATCATTAGGTTTTATTCCGGTACCGCAAATGCCAGACATTCGATAATGAGCTAAGACGACAGTTTCAGAATTACCATTGCAGACATTTGGAATTCTTACTTGGCATTCACGACCTCGAGCCTCTTTGCGTAAGTTAGCCATACACGATCCCCATTAACAATGTGATAATCGAAAAGAATAGAATGACGTGACGTGTTCTAATCATTTCCCCAACTCCCACTCTGCAAGTGTAATAACCAACATCGGGCTACTACTGCTTTCAATCTTCCGCATTGCCTCATACGCTAAATTCTCTTTAAATTTGCGCTTTAATAGCCCTGCACACTTCCTGACGGCTTCATTGGACTTATGGATAGCCCAACATAGCTTGAGTGTTGTTAATGCGCTCATAAACGCTTCTGCTTCGTTTTTCATAATGCATTCCTCTGTTCATCAGTCATTAGTGACAGCACCAACTCGTCAAACTCTTTTATGAGTCTCCTGTTTCGGGATTGAACGGATCGCAATTCACGGGTAAGTGCAACAATGTCGATTTCTTCCCTTGCTATCTCTTCTCGTGCAACGTTCCAGTTTTCTATATCCAGCTTTTCTTTTTTGCTGGGTATCGTGTATTGCACCTTTTTACAGTCATATCTCGCTACCGATACGTTATCGTCTGTCTTTTCTCTGTCTATCACGACAAGTAAAGTGCTAATAGCTGTATCATCAAACCCGCTATCAACGTGCAATAGCTCTGCAACTGTATTGCCAAAGTAACTACGCATTTTCTGCTCTGTTCTGCGATAACCCACACCAGGGAAGCAGATGAAAAAAGAAAATCGCGCTTTCACGCTAGAAAGTACATAAAAGCACTCATCTAGAAGACCTGCTTTCTTCGCGTAGGGCATACCCGCGACAGGCTTTTCCATTTTTAAAGAAAATGGCGGGGTTTTTTATTACCTAAATAACAGGGGTTCAAAATGAAATACATCATCACCTGCCCTGTATGCAAAATTAAATTTGACGTGAGAATACCACTCATGCATATCAATCAACATCACGCAAAATCAACTGATTCTGAATTAATGAAGATCAGAGATGCACGACGTGAGGTACTTAAAACAAAACAGCCGAGCAGTGAGTTCGGGGTGACGGCGAGATAAAGTCCATGGTTGGGCTTAGTCATGAAATCCAAGTTTTGTTTTGGTAGCTTCAAGGAATAGCTTGGTAGCAATACTTGCATTAGCAAATGCATAATCAACCATTCTGCTAACAACAGCTTCAGCGCCCTTTTCCTTTACCATATCGAGAAGAGTTTTTTTATCTTCATCAGGTAGGTTAACGGCTCGGATCATTGCTTCTAAGTTTTTAATGGTGCTTTCGTGAATTTTTATGTTAACAACGTTTAATTTGTTACCAAGAGTGTCGGCATTAGCGCAATCAACACCATCAGCGGTTAACCCCATTTTGTGAATATTAAAAGAATAGGGCTCATCATCGACAACACCGATTCTCACAGCACCGTCTTGTACTAACCCTCTTTTTTGCAAATAGTCCAACTCTCTTGCTAGTTGGTCTTCTCCGAATTCTTTCAGTAACTCGTTAAATTTATCCTGAGTTATTGGTTTCATTAAGAATTCTCTATTATTTAATGCTTGAATAATCATTTCTTGCCTCTCAGATAGAACGTGCATGTTGTTTTCCTTTTTCATTGGTGGGGGTGAACACATTGTAATCAATTTCTTTGGTGGGGACTAGAGAAACCACTGACGCCTTTGCTACTCAGGAGCAGAGAGGTGAGATTGTTGGCGCTTACACAGTAGTAAAAACAGAAGATGGAGACTATCTAACTCACACAATGGCTATTGCTGATATTTACGCAATACGTGACAGATCAACTGCATGGAAAGCTTGGATATCAAAGAAAAAATCGTGTCCTTGGGTAACTGACGAAGAGCAGATGATTCTAAAAACAGTAGTGAAACAAGCAGCCAAATACTGGCCTCGAAGAGAACGTTTAGATAAGGCTATTGACTATGTTAATACTGAGGCTGGAGAAGGTATTGATTTTGGGAACGAGCAACAAGAACCAAGGGACATAACGCCAGCAAGTGAAGATCAATTAAAGGCTATCACGGACTTGATGCTTAAAGTTAATGGCGAATGGAGTGATGCTTTTTTCACATTCATTAGTAAAAAATTCAACCATCAGATATCCAGTCCAGAGCAATTAACCGCATTTGAGGCCAATACCATTATCGACATGCTAAGGAAAAAGGCAGAAGGGAAATGATTAGTAATGACATCATTCTAAGCAAAACAGGCATCGATTTAACCAAAGTAGAGCAAGGAAGCGAAGAATGGATGTCTATCAGGCTTGGTGTAGTAACTGCCTCTGAGGCATGGAAGGTTATCTCTAAGCCAAAGTCAGGGAAAAAATGGCCAGACACAAAGAAAACATATTTAAACACCCTTATTGGTGAAGTCTGTACAGGAGTTTACAAGGAAGTATCAGCAAGGACGCTGGAATGGGGTAAAAACTACGAATTAGAAGCAAGGATGACATTCGAGTTTTACACCGGATTAACGGCAAAGGAAGTGCCAATAATATTTAAAGATGAGCAACTACGGATGGCTTGCTCACCAGACGGTATTTGCAGTGATGGCTCTGGATTAGAGCTTAAATGCCCTAATAACACGGACGTATTTATAGACTTAGCATTGAATGGAATCGATGCAATGAAAAAGGAATATGTGGCTCAAGTTCAATATTCCATGTGGGTTACAGGTAAGGATATCTGGCACTTTGCAAATTTTGACCCACGCATGCCGGCAGGGAAAGAAATAGCATATTTCCCTGTTGAGCGTGACGAAAAAATGATGAAAGAATTCGACGAGTTAGTGCCTGAGTTCATTGAGGTGATGGATCAGGGATTAAACAAGTTAGGCATTCAAAGTAGCCCACACATATAAAATTAAATAACCATGCAAATAATCGGATATGTATTACTCATGCTAATACAGGGTTCTGCTGTGCCTGTTACGGAGCAAATATACACACAGCAAGAATGCGAGAGCCGTGCAATGCAAATAATGCAGGTGCGGGATGTTGAAATAGTTTGTGGCGAGGTGTGGCGATGAAATTTAAAGTCGGCGATAAGGTTAAAGTTAAGGGGCATGAAAAAATTGGGGTTATTGAATTAGTTCGAGAAGGACTTTACGCGCCCTACTTAGTGCACGATTGGTGGGATAACCGAAATTGGTACAATGAGAAAATGCTGGAGTTAATCAATGAATAG